ATGAGATATATTTTAGTCCGTCTCAAACAATTAGACGGCAAAACCGACTTACTTAAAACATACTTTAATAGCCGAAGCTTCAAAGATTTCAAAATTGAATTTACTAAAGATGCTGTCGAGCTATATGCAGTATGGTTCTCCGGCACCAGGGAGGAGGTGACCAAAAATATGGTCGATAAAATTAAAATAGATATTGAAAGCCAACATGGCCGTTCAATTATCTACACAATTAGGAGGGTTATGATGTAAAATTGCTTATCTGTTCGGGGTAACAAGGGGAAAGAAAGAACGAAAAACAAGGAAGGCAAACGCTATATGCAATCAAAAAAACCAGTATCAATTCGCATGCACGAATCGATAAAGGAGGATTTAGAGAAATTATCAAAAAAACATGACATCAGTGTTAACACGCTTGTCAATATGATGTTGATGTCGATGGTTGAAGAGATTAAATCTGGCAAAAGACAAATTGTCAGCGAAATTGTAGCAAGTAACGAAAACTAACATAAGCTTGCTTTTATTACATTTTTTTAGTATATTTCACATAGTAAGTAAGTATAAATATGTATCATATAAAGATATTTGGCAAATCCACCTTTTTATCAGGTGGATTTGTTTTTATGGTTGATTGGAAGTTGAGCAATATAAAAACCACTCTCTCAAGGGTGGTTTTTAATAAGTATCTGTTAATGACAATTCTAGCCAGTGACTTCAACGGTTTTTTGAGTGGACGCATCATATTTTGATGGCTTCTCCAAATCTCCAGTACCAAATCGGACGTATCCGTTGGAGGTTGGTTGAGCATAGATCATCAATTCAAATTTCAAATCGTCAGATTCATTATATTCCAAATCAAGGCTCATGTCGATTAATCCAGCAAAAATATGGATATCATTATCGTCAGTTTTCTGACAAGTATAGTGAATATTGATTGGCAGTGGGGTACGTGACGAGCAAGTGTTACTGCCGAAAATCACATGACCAGTCTTTTGTTTGACATTTGTTGGCTGTTTATATGCTCCAGCCCAAAAAGTCTTAAGGTAGTCCATGCTTGGCAGTAAGATAGTCGTTTTAACTTCTGCAGTCTCGTAAGTGCCACTTGGTTTCTTACGCACACCGGCTAGTGATTTTGATTCACGACTGCCTTCTTTAAAGCTAACTTTAATGTCACCGAGCATTTCTGGTGGAATTACGACATTACCAATCGCTAACTCGGCTTTCCCTCCTAAAATTACAATATCTGTCATTTCAGGCATATTATTCTCCTTTTCTTCTAATAAATTATTTGCCCTTGCGCCGAATAGATAATACGGTCATTATCATCTTTTCCGACTGTTGTTATAGTAGAAGTTACTTTGACCGACACATTATGATATTTTTCATCAAAAACTGGTGGATAATTTGGCATTTCACATATCACTTCAGTTTTTGTCATAAAATCAATAATCTTTTTCAAGCGCTTATAGCCATCAGTTTTACTTCTACCTCGAGCAATTAGCTCAAAACTTTGGCTCTTGCGCTTACCCTTCTCGAGTCCATCGCCAATATCAGCAATATAAACACCTACCTTATCAATAGTCATATCCTGCCAAAACAAATCCTCGTCAATTCGTCCTAGGCCGTTATTCTCTAATAATTTTAAGAATGATAGGGTAATCATTTCACATACCTCTTTATTGATTCTTTAATGACTGAATCGCCAGCTCTTCGTAGGTAATTAAGTGTCTGAGGGTTCTTTTTGTTTTCAAAATGACGACGACGAGCATATGGCACATCTTCATCACCAAATTTAACACGCAACCCACCATTTACAACCAGCACTCGTCCGTTGGCTCGTAAAGCGCCTGTTAATTTAGGCGCTAAGACTACAGCGCGAGCTTTGATTGTATTAGCTATTAACCGCTCAGCTTGTTTTAAGCGTTTTGTCTCACTCTTAATGAACTGAGACTGATTACTTATCACCCTAGGCATAGAATGACCTCTCAAGCGTTAGTCTAATATGTTCAACTCGGCCGGTATTAAAATTAGTACCATTCGTTTGCCCAATAATTTTATAATCAACCCCATCAATGTTAACGCCATGGCCAACTAATTGCTGATTATCAAAATCTTCTGGATGAACATGAAGTGTTGCATCTGATTTATGAACCTCACGGCTACCTTGTGTCATACCATCACGCATTTTAAAAACACCTTTAAGGTTGCGTCGACTGATGATTTGGTTATCCATTACACCACCGCGCTTAACCTCAAAAAATACAAACGGTGTTTCAACAAATAAGCTAAACACGTCCATTACTGAAGCTCTCCCTTGAATTGCGACTTGTAGTGATTGATGATTGTTTCGAATAAACTACTAATATGATCATTAATCGTCTTATTCTGAACGAATGTCACACTAAAGTCCTCAACTCTTTTACTTTCGACCTTTGATTCGGCTAATTCACGACTAGAATTAGCAACATTGTCAAAAATCATTGCCAAGACAAGAGCTAAATCATCAGGAATCTCTTCAAAACCCCAATCAGCTTCGATTTCTAAATTCGTCGCTTGATAGTTACAATTAATCATTGGCTTATCGAGTATAGCTTGATTGAACCAGCTGGTTGACAATTTTCCATTACATGATGGTACAGCCTTTACTGTGGCGCCATCAGCCTTTTTTATTGATTTTAATTTACGAAAAATATCGGTATAAACCGTCCTATAACCACTTCGAGCTGTAAAAAAACGCTTTTCAGTAACTGGTTTGATAGGTGAGCCAATTATTTGTTCCAATTTTGCAATACTCACTGCTAAAAACATGCTGAAACCATTTTTTTCAGAGTCGGTCAAGGAGCGACCGAGCAGTTTTTCAATCTTTTCTTGATTAATCATCTTCAATCGCTCCTTTATGCGGGTTATTGTTCGTTAACAGTTATTACGAAAGCACTTGGGATTGGGTATCCAACGTTTTCGTAGAATGCCAAACGGTGTGCCATTTTGTTTTCTTGTAATAAGTTATGTTTTATGCTGCCCTCATCTTCGACTTCACCAGCGTCAAAGGTTTCAGATTCAACATTGCCTTGACGCAACAAAACACCATAAGTTGACATATTTCCGAACACAGCGTGATTTTTATCATCACCAAGCACATCTTCCACGACAAATGGAAATCCGTTCTTAAAGGTGCCACTTAAGCCGTCACCATTAAGTTTAACAACTTCCAAATCGCGACCGTTTTTGTCTTTAGTATTTGTATCAAGAACTTCAAGCAATTGGCGTGAAATGTAATATTTAGCACCTCGAGCTGCAGCAGCTGCAACTTTATATGGCATTGATCGCACTTCATCCCAGGTAGGAATGTCAGCAGCGGTCTCAAGCTTAGTTACGCCAGTGGTTTTATAAAGTCCGCTTTTAGCATCAGTTAAAGCCATACTGGCACGTTTGTTAGCAATTGCGCGAGCAAATGACTCTACCAAAATGTCGTAAATATTGATAGCTGCTTGACGCACTAATTTCTTAGTTAATACGGCAATACCAGCAAATTCACGCAAAGCTAAGTTACCTTTAGCAAATTTAAGCTTAGTTGCAGCTTTTTTACCACCTTCGGCATCAACCTCTTTGATGATAACATCGTTGAGCAATGATGCGTATGAAATGCTGTTACCAGATTCCAGAGTAACAACTCTTAAATCACCAGCGACACTTGAGATTGTTTCAAGAGTGGTAAACACATCTTTCATTAACTCAGCTGACGGAACGATAGCCCCACCATCTTCGACAGCTCCAGCGGTCATTAAATTACCCTTGATTTTAACTCCATGTTGTCCATAGCTTGCAACGGCTTGTTTGTTCAACTCAGCCAAAGTCTTAGCATCTTTTTGCACAAAAGCCATGAACTGTTTGGCAGTAAAATCGTATTTATCTAACTGTTTTTCAGTAGTAGCAGTCAAAACCTCTTCTTGCGATGGGTCTTTCACTTGTTTTTTAATTTCATCTTTATCCATTTTTTTCTCCTTATTTTCTTGGTTATCTTCTTGTTTTTCAGTCTCCTCACTCTTAGAGGTATCTGTTTTTTCGCTTTGCTCTTGCAATTTAGCTTCTAAGTCAGCTTTGCTTTGCTCAGACTCAGCTAATTGTTTTTCAAGCTCAGCAATTTTTTGGTCTTTTTCCATTTCTTGCTCCTTTATAATTGATTTAACAGTAACGATACGTGCTTCCTTGTTGGCTGCGCGATAAACTACTGATACCTCAACTACCTCAGCATTAGAGATTGTTTCACTTTCAAAGTTGTAATCATAGTCAGCCATCGTAATAGAAAATGAGTTTGACAAGTGTCCTTCTTCGAGTAACTTCAACACATCTTGCGCTACGTCGCGCTCAGAAATGCCACACTCAAAGATTAACTCTTCGTTCTCATAGTAGGCTCTACGAACTGATCCAATTACATCAGTAACGTCAAACGAGTGGTTAAGCATTAATGGTACATCTACTAAATCAATGCCACCTTCCTGAATTGAGCCTACAGTCACAAAGCCACCACCCTTTAACGGTAGTTTTAGGCTTGCAACATCAACAGTCTCGTAGTGTCGATCTTGTTTTGATGACGACGCTACAAAAATGATTCGACGTTCTGAATCAATATCTTTACTTTTAATGGAACTATTAAAAATGGGTGAGACTTGTTTATTCTTGATATGAATAGTTTGCTTATCCATTATTAATCCTTTCTTAACTTACCGCTCATAAAGTGAGCATTGGCTTGTTATTAAATATTTTAATTTTAGGAGGTGTGGCAAGTTAAGATTTTTTAGGTGGCACTTCAATTTTGTTAATCTGCAGTAATTTATCAGCCTCAGAACTATCATTAGTAATCACCTTAATATTCAGTCGCGCTTTGCACTTAGAATTAGGACAAACTAAACCTTGAATCAGAGTTGTACCAGCTGTTTCAAATAGAAATCTTTTACAGTGTTTACAATAGACTTTCATTGACTTTTTACCTCATTTATGATAGTTTAATAGTGTAAGGTTGTTACCCTTCGTGAGGTGGATACCTCAGGGAGCTGTGTAACAGCCTTATTTTTGTTGTTTAAAAATAACATCATCGTTCTGAAAGACAATCAAATTGTTAATATTATCTAATTTAGCTCGCTTAGCAATTTCCTCGATAATTTGTTTCGTTTCTAAATTAGATGAAGTTGCGTCAAGAACAATTCCACCAGAACGATTTGCTAATTGGTTTTTAGCTGTATGAACATTACGTCTAATCGACTTTAGTGATGATATTTCTTTTGCCTCCCATAACTCATCTCCAACTGCAAAATCAGGCATGCCAACACCTTTGGGATTAGTCACCTCTGGCATAGCATAAACCTTTTGACTAAGTTCACGAGCTAGGACCTTAGCTGCCTGTTGTTCACTTTTATTTAATACAGGTAATTCATTAAACCTATAATTTTTAATGTCATCTTCAAAAAATGATTGACGCTGGTCTTTCGGTAAAATATCATATTCAGTAAAGTGAAAATCTTCATCAGTTGCTTTGTCTACTAAAATATACTCGATTTTGCAGCGACAGTTTGGGTGAGCCTGAGCCACTGTCATTGCTATCCACTTATTCTCAAACACCTGGCCATTATCTAAATCAAGCGTGCCACCTTCGTTTACAAAGGCTTTATCTAGCGGAAGAGTTTTATCATGCAATTTAGCGCAAATCGGACACACTTTATTATCTTGACGGGTGACCCAACGTTTTAAGAATTTTCTACCAGTTATTTTTTCGACCGCCTTCATTGAGTCAAGTGCGGCCATACTGGAAGCTCGATGAGCTTCTGAATTAGCCAAGCGCTGAACACGCCACTCATCGGTGTTCATAATGTCACGAAGCTTATCAATTAGTTCTTGTCTAGTTAATCCACTAACTTGCGCTCCAGACAGTACTTTGCGAATTGATTCAGCAGTGTCTTGTTGGTAAGATCGTGCGACATAACGCAAGGTTTGACCATAACTAGTCTTTAATAGCTCGTTAATCTCATATTTTGGCAGTTCGATACTAATTCCGGCAGCTAATAAAGTTGATTTGATGTTATTACGCTCATCTTGGCCAGATTCCAACATGAGAGCTAATAACAAAGCCATCATTGCTTTATACCAGCGGTCACGCTCTTTTTTATCGGCTTTGTTTTTCTTTTCGGGATTAGTAGCCGATTTGGAATTCTCGACAATAGCTACCTCGTCAATTGCTCTCTCAATTTGATTATTCATAAAATCGCGCGTTGGTTGAGCTAATAAATCAATATAGTTATCGGTAATTTTATGAACATCTTTAGATTTATGGTTGTGATGATGCTGGCAGTGCTCGCAATTACATGTTGCAGTGTGAACTATATCTTTTTTTTTAGAATTTTGATCCTGGTCTGAACTTGGTGAATCTTGAACTTCATCCCCAGTATCAACATCAGGCTTATCATTCACAATTGCCGGTGCCTCTTTGCTCACTTTCAATAATTTATAGGCATTAGATAACCTACAGGCGTCAACAATGCTGTTAAGTGAATAGCCTTCGTCTAACAAGCGCAAAATCAAGTCAACCTCAGTACTTTTAGTTTCAGCTCGAACCCTGTCTTCGTCAGCAACGCTTGGTATCTCCAGGTCAAAATTAATTGCGTACCCTAGACCACCAGTAATACGATTTAGCTCGTTAGTGAAATTCATCCAGATTTTAGTTGCAAATGGCTTGACAACATAAGCAATGAAGATTTTCTCAGCAACGGCAACGCTAGCGTAATTACTATTTTGCAAAAATCCTTTAATTTCGGCCGGTACTCCATAAGTTAAATCAAGTTTCTTATTTGCCTGATTAAATAATTCACCTAACTGCATATCACGATTAGTTTGAGCAAACGGTACCCATTGCACTTGAGCGTCAACTGGCTTACCACTTTCAGGATCAATAGGGCGATGCACATAGTCAACCTTGTTGTTATTACCAGCACCACGATGTTTAGCTTCCATCTTATTGACGATATCATTAAACTCAATCGCACTAGATGCGGTTATAATAAACTGCCCAGACGGAACTGCTCCATTATTGAATAGTCCTTGCTGATAATCAGCAATATAATCATCAACTTTTGCCCATTTTTGAGCGGCGATTGAAGGCGAGTATCCAGACGATAGTTTATATGGGTTAACGCCTGAAGTGATTTCTATAATTTCATCTGTTGTGTAGACCTTGCCACCTACACGATAACGCTTCACACCATCAGTCTTCTCAACAGAAACATTTTCTAAAAAAGTAAATCCTGCGATATTAGACTCAGTAGCGCCAGAACCATGGATAGGCTCGCCTTTATGACGATGCCAAACCAAAATATAAACTTTTGGATGCACTAAGGCCATAACAGCCAGTGTTTCACGAAAACTGACTGAACTCATCTCCTGATTTGGATGGTAAAGCTTATCGATAACGTTAGCTTGCTTTAGCGGCTTACCGTTAGAGTCAATAGCATAGGGCTTAATTGTCATGAAAGCATTAGCAACCTTAGTAACGTTAGGGTAGACATTATCATAAGACTTGTCATGATAATAGTTCATAAGCGCATTCAGACCAATGGAACGACTAAGTTGCTTATCGATTGATTTATTAATTTGTTCTCTAACACCAAGAGCTGATTTTAAGATAGACATTATTTTTGACCTCCGTTTTTAATTGCAAATAGCAAAAATGGCGTTTGTACGAATAAAAATACCGCAAAAGCAACTTTTACGCCCCAAAATGACCAAGCAGACAATGGAATGCCGATAAACAAAACGGCAATAGTGTATATTTCTAAAAGATTTTCTTTAATTTTATGCATAATTACTTCTCATTCTAATTTTAGGAGGTGTGGCAAAACTAGCTAACGCACGCCAGCATATTCTATCTTTGGTGGTTTTGGCGGGGTATAAAAACAGAGAATTGTCGCATCGGCTAAGTCAGGCGAGCGAAAACCTCGTTTTTTATAATCATCCTTGCTCTCAACACCTCTACGCCCTTTGCTATCCATTTTCCACTCACGGTTTGATAGCTCCACTAATAAATCTTTGTCGTTGACAATTGATATTTGGTCGATAATCGACTGTAAATAAAACCAAGCTTCTGAAATGAGATTTGGGTACTTATCGGGATTTGAAGCTTTGGCTCCGAAGTTAATCGGGATAACATTGTAGCCTCTGATAATCATCTCATCAGTTACACCACCTCCAACGCCAGTATCATCAATCTTAATTAGGACATCTTTGTCCGCACCAATAAAATTGACCAGTAAATCACAAACTTCAGTCGTGCGTTTTTTATTAAACGAAGCTCGTCCAATTTCCTTCAGCCCTTTTCGCTTCACAAACACAGTCCGGTCACCACCAAGACGAGCTACATCCACACCAACTTCAACCGCGCCTTCGTCGTCAACTTCTCTACCCATTGCTTCAATGACTTGTGAGGCTTGAATAATGTTTTTATCTGAAATAGCGAGTGCTTTACCTAAATAGTCATGAGCATAGTCTTCTGGGTGATGAATCCTACACTGTTCAATTTCGTAAAGTATTTCATCAGAAAGCCAGCCGTTTTTCTGAGCGATCCGATAGTCAACTTCTAGATACCAAACATCTTTTCGTGGCGGATCAGTAATAAAGTAGGAGATTACAGGATCAAGGTCGGTTAAGCGGTTAAGCGTCCAAATAATCTTACTACCTTTTTTACGAATGGTTGGGTTAAGAATACGGATTGATTTTAGAGTAATAGTCTGAGCCTCGTCAATCCACGCAATATCGACACCCTCAAGTGATTTAATAGTAGTTTCCACGTTACGGTCTAAGCCTTTAAATATAAACGATGAACCAGTTCGTGTATTAGTTATAGTGTCATTCGTCCAAGTGTAATCTGTAAAGCCGTATTGTTCAATTAAATCAATCAATAGGCGATATGATGAATCGCCAATATTGTTTTGAAACTGACGCAAACAGGCGATACGAACTCGCTTTGCTCGAGCTATCAATAACAAAAACCGAGCTACTGTGTGACTCTTTAATGAGTAGCGCCCGCCCTCAATGACTGCATGCCGCCACCAGCTATCAAAAAGTGGTTTGAACTCACTTGGTAGTTTTACAAGCGACTTTGGTATCACCATCTACAAACTCCACAAGTGCAACCGGCATATCTAGTTTTTTACCACCACTGGTTATGTCTTTCTTCTCGGTAATACGAGCTTTTAGCTTGTTATATTCGGCGATGGCTTTCATTTTAGTGCTAAAATCAGCATCTTGAACGATTAGCTTTTCTAACTGTTTATCTACAAACTGATCATTAAGTCCATGCGCTTCGAAAATTTCATCAATTCGCTCCAATATGTTAGGCTTTGTTAGTAACTCCGAAGCTCTTGAACGAGCGGTTCTATACCAATTTGGTTTTGACTGATCTGGCTGATAAGCCTCAATGTAGCTTTGAACCCCATTACCAAAAAACTCACGATCACCAGCATAAAACTGACAAAACATTTCCTGCTGAGGAGTTAACTTATGTCCGCTTTTCGTAGTAATTCTAGCATTTTTTTTAACTGTTTTCTTTTTAGTATTTTTATTTACTTTTGCTTTAGATGTCTTTTCCTTATTAATGCTTTTCACGACGATCCCTCCCATTTGATGGTAGATAATTAACTTTAGTTTTGCTAATAATAAAATCGGGTTTTCGTGTGGTTGAATATACCATAAGATCATACTTTTCAGCATTTAGTACTACATATTGCATACTCACATTTTTGTTATATTTTAGCGCTTGTCTAAATGGTAGGAATTTCTTTTTGTAGAAACCTCTTTGCGAATGAAACCAACGATGAATATAAGTAAATATTGCACCTTGTCTAACACAGATGGTGCGCTTATCAACAAAATAAATCGTTAAATCGTTTGTTCGCCTAGCGCTAATCATTCCCGCCCTTAAGTTATTTTTTCAATTAAAAAACACGAATCCTGTGTTTGATTCGTGTAATGCTATTTTTATATCACGTTTTGATATAAAAATAAAACCGCCTCACTTGAGAGTAGGGCGATGTTAATACATTCATTGACTGTGAGGTTGAATATTACTTTTTAACATATTCTTTTTCAATTTCCTTAATAAAATCTTCAGCCACAAACGGATAAACTTCCATAAAATCATGAAAATCATCTGTGAATTTGACATTCCCATCATCTTTAATTATGAATAAATCATAATCACTATCATAAAAAGCTGTGTCATCATAATAATAGAAATGGAATCCATTATCCGCAATGTCACGATAGTCTCCGCATTGGTCACTCTCGTCTGGATCGTTTGTTTTTGCGACTTTTCCAAACGATATTCTAGCCCAATCGTCATCGACACCCTCAAAAACAAGCTGTTGTAGTCTAAACTCAAGTTTAGACATTTTAATTATGTCACGGTCACCATATTTATTCAGGATTTCTACGATTTTATTATATCTACTTCCAAGTTCGTCTTCAGTTATATGTTCGTGCACACACCATTATAATCAATACTAAATGCAGCGGAATTGATAGGATGGTAAACGCCTTCATCATAAAACATAGGCGTTATCTTGACTTCAAAATAATCGTCCTCCACTTTAACGCTATGTTTTTTAAACAGCTTGTGTATCTCTTTTTTAATTTTCTTGAAATTCTTGTGCTTAAAGCCTGCCATAGTTACTCCTTATTTTATTGTTTTAACCGATGTAGTTATTTCTAACTGTTTACATTATAGCGAACCTGCTTGCTATAGTCAAGACTTTTTTATAAAGATTTTTATAGTTTTCCACAGGTTTTTAAACAAAAAAACAGCTAAGACAAGATCTTAGCTGTCACGCTACATCGGTTAAATGGAGCTCAGACATTATAACAGATTTGTTTATATAAATAAAATAGCCAATCTTTAATCTTCACAAAGTGTAAACTCTGCCACGCCAATCCTCTCCAATGCCATTTCGCTCTGCATAACAAAGATATAAGCAGTGCTAGTAGCATCAGAATTTGGAATTGGCACTCCGATTAGATATTTCACATCTTTTTCTAGCTCTTTGATTTCGCTCACGATGCCTAAAGCCCCACACCACTTATGATTTTCGTTGAATTGCACGACATCATTAAGTTTTAATTTACTCATTTTTCCTCTCCTTTCACATAACATTTATTTTTGCCATAATTGCCACCAAGCGATTTACATCTTGCCAGTTCATTATTATCGCCAAGCACCGAAGCTAGCAGTATAACTGATAATATAGTCATTGCTATTGTGAAAAACATAATGCTAATGTCACTTAACAAACCTGTTTGGTGCATTTCTATCAGAGAATCTTTAATTTTACTCATTTACTTCCTCTCTAGCCTTATAGCATTTTTGACTTTTGCCTTCAAACTCCCCTCTCAGAGATTTACAGCGTGCTTCTTTATTTAAATAATCAATGCTTGTAGTTAACGTGCCCACCATCAAAAAAAATGTAAAAAACAATAGCCCGACAATCCCAATCGTCAATATAATTACTGTCCCAATAACCGTGTCTTCGAACCTTCTATTCATTCACTTCTTCCTTCACAAATCCACGAGTGATATCACCCATTTCGTCAATTTCTGATTGAGTGAATGTGATTTTATAAAGACCTCGTTTCATTTCGCTTAAATCTGATGATGATAGATAATAAGAGCCGCTCTTAGACAGAACAAGATATCGATACCCACCGTTTAACATATTAATTTTGTCGTCAATATCTAACCTCAATCGGTATTTCTTTTCTGGCTCACGCTTATCCATGGGTGTTCGAGCGTAGCGGTCAAGCAAGTTGTAGAGTTCTTCTTGCATTGTTTTTGGTAACTTCATAAATGGCAAAATATTGATTCTAAATGCAAACATAGTTTGACGAAAACTAATAGCGACAACATACAATTTATACCTAATTACATATAATTTTTCTTCTGTAGTAATAATAAATCCTAGTTTTTGAACTTCTTGTTCCCATTCTTCTGTTGTGATGTAATTAGTCATCATATTGCTCCTTTAAAAACTTAATTGCTTCTTTTGGTGTGCAGAAACAAAACTTCTTACTGCCTTTTGCTTGAATAAATGCAATTACCATAAAGATGAACAATGCGTCAACAACGGTTGAGCCAGCTAATACTTTATGATTAAAATACAGCAAACTTGCAAACATTAAAAATGTGACAGCGTCTTTGATAATAGATTCAATAATTGTTTCGTGTATAACGATTATTTTTTGGTCATTTTGTTTCATCAATGTAATTTCCTTTCTTCGTCAATAAACTTCTCATATAGCAAAAACGCAATGAATACTTGTTCTACAAACAACTCAAATAGCGCGAATGTCGCAACCAGAGCTAAAGCTATGCCTTTTGACTGGATATTAAAAGCCTGTTCGATAATTTTTGTTGCAATGATTAAAAACATATTTAGTTGACATCTCCTTTTCTTATGTCCACAAAACCAGTGGTTTAGTTGACATTATTAACCACATAACTGGTAGCTAGTGCAGGTTACGATAGTGGTTACCTTGTGGTAATAGACCTATTTTGAGAACTACACTAGCTATTGGCTATACAAGGTTGATTTGCATATCACATGGTCTCCATGCACGACGGATTCGAACCATGACCTTAGTGCCGTAAGCGTCTACCTATTCCACTACTTATATAGCTAGTTGGACAGACGATAGCAAGGAGTCGCCACCGCGCTCCCAAATGTGTCTATCTACGTTTTCGACACATCTGTTCTCGTAGTTCGGGGTCTCCGACCGCTAGTGGCGTTTCATTGCTATCGTCTGTCCAGTTATGCGGTTGATGTTAATGTTCGCCCAGTTTATTGACGTATGGTAGGTCACCTGTAGAGTACATATTTACGAATCTGTATCTAACGGGTCAATTGGCTGTAAGTCTTTAATTGCCTCCTCGACCTCATTTTTATTGTATTCCTTGCCATTTATCTTTATAGTTTCAATTTTGGTTGGGGCTGGCTGCTGAACGGTGCAGCCTGAAACTCTAAGTTCTTCAGCTGTGCGCCAACATGACGCTTCTGTCGGTCGAGATACAGCACTCAAAAGGTAACAACCGTCAATCGCTAGTAACACTGTTCGCGGGTAGTCATAGTCGGGTTTATTTACCACAACATCACCTTTCTCCATGTTTTTTAATGTCTTTTTGATAGGGACAGGCTCAAGCATTTCGTCTGTCCAACCCTCATCGCGGTGTTTTAACAAGTAAGCATCGGCATAGCTATTTATACCTGTAATAACACTGATTTTACCAGCTAAACGCTTCATAGAACTCGTGAATAAATACTCACCATACTCACGGCCAACTTCAAGGTCCTTGCGTACCCTGACCTTATCTCCAACCTTAAAATTTACTGCTGACATAACTTTTCCTTTCTTTATTATTTCTCAACTCCAAAATAAATTAGCCAATCTTGCTTGTTTTCTTTAATAGATTTTTCAGCATCTTCGATGGTCTCGTACCGTACAGGTTCGCCATAATTATGATATGGGCAATTAATATAAGATAATTGTTCAAAATAGTAATCGTAGCTAATAGCCCAACCACCTTTTCCATTCTTAAAGTCTGGCTTAAATGTTGAGGTTCGGCGTAGTCTGGCTTCGGCTAGCTTGCGGTCTCGAGCTTTTTCAGCTCCTTTTTCGGTGTGATAGCAGTTGCCAATCTCATGGCGTCCTAGGTCAAATTGGACTAGGTCATCAGATAACGGCGACCACTTCCTTTTCTGAACAATACCTGAAGTACCCAAAGACCAATAAATATCACCAACTTCAGGCTTCCAATGAATACTGCCTACTGACTCTTTAATTTCCTCAAACCACTCAGTCAAAATATTAGGAAATGTCTTTAGCGTTGCTTTAGAGTAAACTATAGAATTAATAGCTTTTATTGAATCAAAAATTTTATCAGCTGTAATTGTTTTCCAATTCTCTGGCACTCCTAATATTAGATCACCATCTTCTGAGATAAAGAATTCATCACCAACCTTGAAAGTTGGTAAATCTTTAATAAGCTTATATCGTTTCATTTACTTATTCTCCTTTCCCAAGCATTAAATTATGATTAGTTGCAAATTTCTGGTAGAGCGTCTCACCAGTTTGTGTCACAGCATAAGGCAAAAATACCTGTGGCGTTGTGGCCATCTTAGTCTCGATAATCGCCACTTGAGCATCAATCCAGTCTTTCGTGATGCGCCAAGCTGTTCGCCTAGCTTGTTCTTCAAGCCGACGTTGAGACACAACCCGTTGTTTTCGTAAGACCTCGGCAACGGGTCGCCAGTCGGTCGGCAAAGTAAAGGCTAGCGGCTGCCCATCAAGCTCTAATTGAAAGCTAAGAGCCGTGATATTGCCCGCGTTGTCGTATTCACTCATAATGCGTCGAGCGCCAACGTAGGCGAGCTTGCCTTGTATTTCACTGATTGTTTTCTCAACCGATATAGAGGTTGTGTAATTTTTTAGTGCCATCAAATATTCCTTTCTTTAACCCTGACAGACGGCTCGCAGATGATACCGCCTGCCAGGTTGCTATTAGTGTGGACTGAGGGGCGAGAGTGGATTTGCGAAGTGTTTTGCTCAGGACAAAGATATCCTAAGCACCCTCAGTCTCAACTCTAGTAGCCAAGGCGACTAAATAGTCAAAATAGCTGTATATCTTGTTTATAGGAGGTATTTAAACAATGAGTTACTATTTAGTCGAATCAGCCACTAGAGCTTTAATTTCCTCGAATTCGAGGGGTTTGTTAACGACAATAATGTCGTTAAGATTTAAGGAGCTATTCTTGTTCTAATTGTGGTTTTTAGTCATCTATTCCTCTTTGCTGTCTTATACAAATCATCGAGTGGCACTCGTGATGGTCGCTTATTGCCCTCAAAATGAACCATCGCTAGTCTGTCACCAGTGTGACGCTTGGTGTGCCTAATTCGACCAATGTATTCTCCAAACTTAGTAATTGTTGTGTAGTTTTCGCCTAAGCAATGCTCGTACTGCCAGGCGACTATTTCGCCAGTTTGAAAACTGACAGTGTCAGTCATAGCCAAATCGATTTCATACTGATCTTCTAGCCGACCACTATAATAGGGATTCAAGCTTATTTTCATGACGCTCCTAAATATTCATCGATTATTTGTTTGGCCTGCTCGAAGCCAACCGCAAACTCGGCTTTGTAGCCTTCTTTTCGTAATTGTTCGATAGTTTCAGCTTGTTCAGCGATGTGTTCGCTCGCCCAGCTTCCGTCTTTCTTTTTGAGGCGAGTGCCTTCTTTTTTAAGTTCAATAAATAGTCCATGGAATATTCTCGCACTATAGCCAGCAGGGCTTTTTTGACCAACCACCTTACTTACTGGATGCGCAATAAACATGTCCAGCCAAGCCCTTCGACCGCCATTTTGTCGCTTCTGAATTGTAGCTTGACCGATTGTGAGCTTAATTCCTGAGCCGTAGTCTGAGTGAAATAGGATATTTGGATATTGTAGTCGGAGATAGTCTGCGACTTGGATTTGGAGATTTTCTTCTGAATTAAATTTCTTGACTCTCATACTCTTGTTCTGATTAACCTAGCAATCGAACAGGTGACCTTGCATATCCACGAATCTTAATATGATTTATAGCCATCTGCTCGGTCGCTAGGTTAATCTTATTTGTTAAATTACTTCTTTTTTGCTGGTCCGCGCTTAGAGATTAATCCACCTTTTCGGCCGGCAATCTTAGCTCTTTCTCGACCTGTTAGCCCATCAACTCCAACTTTATCGCTATTAAAGCCACCAGTTGTGCCAGCACGCCCTCCAAGCCTTCCTATTTTTGCGTAATAATCACTACCATGGCGTTTAATATTTTGGATAGCGGCTTTTTTACCGCCTTCTTTAGTTCCTGGCATTTTTTATCCTTTCTTAAAATGGAATATCCGTTAAATCAATATCGTCTTGTTCAGGCAGAGCATCGACCGCAGCTTCGACCTGAGCTACTTGCTCAGCTGTTGGTTTAGATACTGTGTTGCCTTGGGTGTTAGTTTTAGATTCCGATGGTGTAGTTTTCATTTTTGGCTCAAAACCGTAGATATTTCGGTTATATGAATGCTTAATCTCGCCAGTCTCTTTACTGGTATAGGTTTTATCAGACTTTTCAATCTTTAACCAAGCTTGTTTGTCTACGAGGCGTAAGACAAAGGGGTTTAATTGAGCCAAATTAGTAATTTTCTTATATGCCTCACGGATTTTGTCTTTAGTCTCTTCATCTGGTGCGTTATGAACTAATATTTTGCGAATAGTATCAAGTGATATTTTCTTCGCTCCGTCGGTAAAGTAGAGGCGAGCAGTGTCTTGTTCATCATTTGAACCCATAATGCCTAATTCTAGATAGATTTTTTGATCATCAGTTTCAAAAAACTCGGCTGAAGTGATGATAACCTCATGAACACCCTCTCGGAAAAAGTTTTGTTCCACTAAATCCTCCTCGGTAATTTTGAAAATTTTCATTTTGACATCGTTGATCGCCATATTTACTCCTTTATTTCTTCTAATATTACTTTTGCGTCCTCGACCTCAAAAGCGTTTTTAATTGAGTTGTCAACATATTCATCATTAACTTTTTGATCTTCAATTATGGCAGTTTGCATCTCAATACTCAGAGGAGCATAACGATTTAATAACAATTTCAATACCGTCTTCTTTGCCATACGATCAAAATTATCTTTCCACTGCCCACTGCCGTATTTTTTGTAAGTCTGACTGTATTTTTTAGCATGCTTCTCGATTTCCTCGATACTCATATATTCAGCCTTTTTAAAACCATTCAGTAATACGAAGTAAGCCATATAACCAACAATCTTGCCAGTTTTACTTAAATTAAACTTAAACTTTGGCTCGCCCGTAAACTCATCGACCCCAACCAGTTCGTCTTCATAAACCTCCCTTGCGCCTAGTGATTCATATTGGCCATAACGCATTGCTAACTGCACAAATCCACGCCATCCCATTTGAAATTGCGCCTTACCAGCGTATGGCACAATATAGGCGTAACCAAGATTTTGATTAACTGCCAAGTCTAATGTTGCTGCCGTTAGACAAGCATTATAAGTTGAATATGGCTCGCATTTAGCAATCTCAGGGCTAGAATTAGCCAGTGCTAAAACACTTGTTAAAAACTGCGGAGCTTTTGCTCCAAGCGCCTTTTCGGCTTGCTTAATCATATAGTCGGTCTTTACTAAAGCCTGGATTGACAATTCTGATGCCTTAGTTTTAGTAACCGTTACATTTTCAGTCATTATAAGCTCCAATCTCCGATGACGAGCAAGTCGTCCATCGTATTATTTAAATTAAAATTAAGCTTTTCAAAGTCTGTTTTCCCATCTCGTGCATCAAACTTTTTGATCTCATTACAAATTGTCTCTAGCTTACGATAACCGCTTTCAACAAATTCAGGAGCGGCTACAGCTACACCAACTCGATATGGTGCAACAGTTTCGACAATTACCCAATAAAATGGTTTATCTTGAGCTTTAGCGATTAGCGAGTAAACTGCCGCTTGCAAATCATAATCATTACGTTTGGCCGTCCACTTAAAATCATCGAATTTGGCAGCGGTTTTAACATCAAGAATATAATCAATTGATTTATCCGCACCAACTTTAACTACGTCAGCGCGACCAACCCAGTCTTTGCCTTCGATTTTAGCTTTAAGCTCAACTTCACGTTGAGTGCCTTTGCCAAATATCAACTCATTAGCTAGCGGATGACCTTTAATTCGATCAACAATCGTAGTAATGGTATCAAATTCCTCTTCACTAATAATTGGCAGTGTCTGTGCGTCGCGCCATTCCTTAGCTTCTTTAGTTAGATAATTTGGATATTTTTTGACTACGAACTCTTGCTCGCCGCCAAGTAAGTGAGCATGCGCCAATTGTCCGATATCGACCGCTTTACCAAAAGTTTGCTTGACAATTTTTAGTCTCTCAGCAACTGCATAATCAATACCGTTGCGATATACAAGCTTAGCAGCTGATTGTGACCAGTGATTAACATTTCCTTCTATCATTTTAATATTTCTCCCATTTTAGTCGAGTGCTAGACTAACTAGGTGCTCGATTATTATTAAATATGTGATCAAGAGGGTGAGTAGTATTAACACATTCACTAACTTCTCTTGCCTTTTATTATTTTGTATACGTTCTAATCTTTGACTTTTATACTTCATTTTGTTTTCCATGTTTGTTTTAACTTGATAAGTATTTGTTTCAACTATTGCTGACAT